CCTGAAACAAAGTGGAGGCATCTTATTTATACCTTCTTTTTGTTGTTAAAAAATACTTCTCCACCATCAACCATATTACAGGGTTTCACCTTTTTACTATTTCACTATTTCCATATTTATTCTTAATCCCTTCTCTTCTTTGATATATCTTTGAAATTTATACTTTTTATTTATTTCTTTCTTATCTCGTATTAATATTTCTTTTATTCCTTCCCCTTTTATATACACCTTATATTCATACTTTCCTCCCTCCTTTTCTGTACGACTATATATAACTCCTTCTACTTCTCGTTTTCCTTCTTTTGTACGGTGTAACATTTCACTTTCACTTTCTATTCTTTTAATATAATTATATTGTCTATTCATTAATTCTTCGTTGTAATATTCTTTTAATTTTTCATTGTTTCGCATTTTTATTCCTTGAATACGCATCAATTCACATTCATTACATATATCTTCATATCTTCTTATTACACTCGTTATGCGAACATATACTTCCTTTTTTAATTCTTCATGTTCAAAATCCAAGGACGAATTATAACATTTACTTTCGGCTTTCGCATGATATTCCAAATATTTTTTGGTTTCATAATCTAATTTTTCATAATTGTTTTTTTCTTCTTCATCTTCCTCCTCTTCTTCCGTGTTTTTTTGGGGTTTTTTTATCAATTTACCTACACGGAAAATGCCAGTTTTATGTTGTAACAAATATTGAGCCATCCATGAATTTGTTTGAATCATCCAAAAAGAAACCAATTCACGACTATTTTTTATATTTTGTCCAAGACGAATCGTTTGTTCTAACAAATGAATATAATTCACATCTTGATGTACCATTTTTGCCTCATCATATACATAATTTTTATGCACAGATATCATTACATTTTGTATTTTGGTTTTGGAATTATCTATTTTATTGGTTTCAGGATGTATATAAAATTGTATAGACAATGCAAATCTTCGTGTATTTTCTTTCAAACTACACAATGATTCTGTCAAAATGGTAGGTAACATAGGACGTCTCTTGTCTGGTAAATAAATCGTGGCTATGCGATTATCAAACGAATCCCATAGTTGAAATATCTCTAACCAAAACACAACGTTTGCAATATAAACCGTTACACAAATAAACCCAGTATCGGGGCAGGTTTGAATACTTAACGCATCGTCATAATCAGTGGCATTTGTCGGGTCAATTGTAAAAATTTGTGGAGTATTGTTTGATTGTGTCAAATCCTGAATTTTATACGAAGGATTTTTCAAAATTTGTTGAAAATATTCTTCCATTGATTTTTTTTGTGTCATTTTTTTTATAGATTGTGTCATTTCTTTTACGGAACTATGCAACGATTTAGAATACAATTGATATTCATAAAAAGCTTCAAATTGATTTACATCACCCAATGTTTCTACCAAAATTCCATGAGGATGTTCATCAGTCCATTCTTGAAACCGAAACAATACATATTTATTTTTGTGATTTTTACAAAAATCAATAATCATATCATAAGGAACTAGAAAATGTGGTAAATGACGGTCATCGGGTATACATCTGTACAACAATCGTTTTTTGTTTTTAGTTCTCCCATAGGTTTTGTTTCCTTCCAATATAAGAATTCCAGATATATATGAAGCAGTTTGTACCGGAGAATGGACAATATTATGTTCAAATGGAAAAACCGAATCAATTATGTCTTGATGAAACCATTTTCTATGCAAAGGAGATGGTATTTCAGAAGCAAATGAAATAGAATATGAATCATCAATGGGTGTATAATCCCATGTTTTGTAGGTTCTATCGTGTATACATACTTTAAAAACGTCCGGCGGTTTCATTTACATTGTTTATATATAAAATAAATTTTATATCAATTTTACAAAAAAATATATGCGGAAAATGTATATTTTGTACATTTTGCCAATGAGTAACAAATGTTTGGAAATATCATATATATCCAGAATTTGTACTTTGATAGAAAAATACACATTAAATTTCATTAATATTGAAACAATTACAAGTATTTTTGACACTTTTTTTTCTGTCATTGTAATGATTTATACCCTATTTATAACCAATTTGCAAAATATTAACGAAATAATTTTTAACCATCATTATGGATGTGGTATCCGTAACAGAGTGGAGGATAACCACGCATATCCAGAGGAATATGATGTCTTAATCACAGACTATAATGTTGACTCCGTTGATGTTCATAGAACAATAGCATATTCCTCTGGACTCCACGCTATTGCGAAGCAGCAGAGTCGTCCTTCTGAATATGCGTGGTTATCCTCCACTCTGCTACGGATACCACATCCATTTTATGATAATGCCGTGATGAATGATGTTGGAGTAATGGAAGTATCGGGGTCTTATCAACCATTAGAAATAGACGGTTATGAATTGGGAGCCAGCAAACCAATTTCAGAAATAAACATTCCGATACCTCCGTGGTCAGTGGACTGTAAGTCTCCTACCGCGAATTTTAAAGGTGACTTTGTCACAGGGAAAGTTTGGAAAAACACAAAAAAAACATTTAATAAATACAGAAAAAAATTATATTGTTATACAAGTATTTGAAATCTTATCATATTCCTCTGGACTCCTACGTCGTCCTTCTGAATATGCGTGGTTATCCTCCACTCTGTTACGGATACCACATCCACATTAGTGTTCTAATAACAAAATCACAATAAAATATATAGTTTATTGTTATTTTTTGTAAATGATTTACAATTGTTTGACAGTGGCATGTATATTTGGAATATGCCCTTTGATAGAAAAATACATTTTAAATTACATTAATATTGAAACATTTATAACCATTAGTGCCACCTTTTTTTTTATTATTGTGATGATTTATACTATATTTTCAAATACAACCAAATTGCAAAATGACCTTGTAATATTGAACAACCATCATCATTTGTACGCATTAATCTTGATTTTTGTATTGTTATTTTATTTTGCTGCACATTTTATTTATTTGCATGTATTACAAAAACATAAACCGACTCATGTAACTATGGTAATTGCAACATTCCCATTTATAACAGCATTCATAGCTTTTTTATTTTTTGACGAAGACATAAATTTTATACAAATGATAAGTATGTTTGTAGCAATTACGGCCATTTATTATTTAGAAACAAATTAAAATGAACTAAACAGATTATGTTATAGTATATGTAACATGCCTCCAAAAAAACAATTAAAAAACCTAGTTTATACGGGTAATAATTTCTTAGTTATTGTGGAATCACCTTCCAAAATAAAAAAAATAGAACAATATTTGGGACAAGAATATCGTGTAATTGCAAGTATGGGTCATATATCAAAAATAGAAGAATTAAATCACATAGATTTTAAAAACCAGTATACGATTCAATTTTCACCTATACCTTCCAAAAAACAACACATAGAAGAGATGCGAAGAACCATAGAAAATTATTCAAAAGAACAGATTATAATAGCAACTGACAATGACCGTGAAGGGGAAGCTATTGGATTTCATCTATGTGAAACATTTCAATTATCTTTGAATACAACTCCACGTATTATTTTCAATGAAATTACTGAGTCAGCTATACAGTATGCCATTCAACATCCGACGATTCTAAACATGAATATCATACGTGCTCAACATGCACGACAAATATTAGACATGTACATAGGATTTAAAATCAGTCCTGTTCTATGGAAATATGTATATTCATCCAAATCCAACGCATTATCTGCCGGTAGATGTCAAACTCCTGCATTACGATTAATATATGATAATTACAAAGAAAAATTGTTACATCATGGAGGAACAAAACAGTACAAAACCGTGGGACATTTTTTTCCACCATTCAATCTTTCGTGTGAATTAAATCATGCCTTTGAACAGGACCAAGATGTACAAGCATTCTTGGAACAATCCAAAACATTCAATCATACATGTACAATATCTGAAAAACGTCATAAAATTTGTGCTGCACCTTTACCATTAAATACATCCAAAATGTTGCAATCCACTACCCATTTGTTACATATTCCACCCAAAGATGTAATGAGTTTAGCACAAAAATTGTACCAAGAAGGACATATTACGTATATGCGTACAGAATCCAAAAAATATTCCCAAGAATTTTTGAACAAAGCGGAAAAATACATTACGAGTTTACGTTATACAGAATCAGACGGAAAACGATATGTAGGAGAGTTGAAAAACCTTTCAAGTGAAGGTCTAGGATTACCACACGAAGCCATTCGTGTCACTGACATTTATACGACTTGTTTATCCACGTCTGATACCAAATTAAATACTTTGTATCGTTTTATATGGAATAATACAGTAGAATCTTGTATGTCATCGGCAGAATATGATGTGCGTAAAATTCATATTTCGGCTCCGAACAAGCACGGATACATATATTCATTAGAAATACCCGTATTTTTAGGTTGGAAACGATTGCAAGAATCGGATGTTACTGAAAAGCAAAATCAACAACAAAATCTGCTCCTATATTTACAATCATTGAATCAACCCGCTATGTACACCTACATTGAATCATCTTTGACATTACGTGGTTCTCATAATTATTATACTGAAAGTGGATTAATACAAACATTGGAAGATAAGGAGATTGGTCGTCCGTCAACTTTTTCTATGTTTGTGGATACCATTCAGGAACGTGGTTATGTAAAAAAGATGGACATTCCCGGAGTTACCATAGAATGTAAAGATTTTGTATTGCGACGTGATGAAAAAATACAGGAAACGATGGTTAAAAAAACATTAGGTACGGAACATAACAAATTAGTGATACAACCTCTAGGTATTCTTTGTATAGAATTTTTGTTGGAACATTTTGAATCCTTGTTTGCTTATTCCTATACCAAATCATTGGAAGAAGAATTGGATAAAATAATCACAGGAGACCCCAATGTGGACGTTCATAGAACGGTAGCATTGGGGGATGATGCCTCCACTTCGTTTCCGGCATCAGAAGTTTGTGATGAGAACAATTCGTGGTATCAGATTTGTGAAAAAACGCGTATAGAAATCAATCACCAAGTAAAAATTGCAAATCAAAATCACAAACAAACATATCCCATAGATGACAAACATGAAATTGTGTTTCAAAAATTTGGTCCCTGTGTACGTTTGTTGATTCATATTTCACCACCAGAATATGATTATTTACCAATTAAACCATCATTGACATTACAATTAGATAAAATAAAATCGGGAAGTTATACATTGAATGAATTGCTCATATACAATCAATCATATGTAGGAGAACATAAAGATCAGAAAATATTTATTCGTACAGGACCTTATGGTATTTATTTAGAATGGGGTGAAATTCGTAAACCCTTGTGCAAAATGGAAGAAGCTGAAACGTTTATATCTTGGTCCACTTTTTCTTTAGAAACCGCGATTGATTATTTAGAAGGTATAAGTGATAATAAAAAATCTGAAATGAAAGACAGTACATCGGGTATTTTACGTATATTAAACGAAGAAATGAATGTAAGAAAAGGTACCTATGGAAACTATATATATTACAAAACAAATGCAATGAAGAAACCGATATTTATAAATTCAAATGCCTTTTCGGGAAATATATTGACGTGTGACATAGATGAATTAATTGCATGGGCAATGGTTCATAAAGATGTTCCCAAAAAAAGTGGTAGAGGAGGACGTGGAGGACGTGGAGGAAGAGGTTCACGAAAATAACCCAATAATATATCATAAATATAATGTTAAAAAAAAAATCAAAAGGTGGAAGTGCCTTGGATTTGGGGATTGGTTTGTTGTATTACATCATAGAAGTAATATCGTCGGTATTTGAATCATTTGGAAATGTGTTATATGAAAATTTTATACAATTTTTGTATTATATTCTGTTTCTAGGTGCATATGTATTATGTTTTTTTTATTTGCAATTTAATACAACGCAAATACCTTGTATTGCTCTTTTGATACTACTACATTGTATTTTTTTGTTTATGATGTTGGTGATTAAAGTGAAATTACCGATTTTTGAACAAAATCAAATGTGGAGTTTTGGTAGTTTTTCTATTTATATGGTGTCAATTGGTTGGATATTTATATTAGTTGCATTGGCTTTTTTATTAAAAACCTACATGTTTTTGTACTATAAATTCATACCCAATGGAGTGGATATACAATTTGGAACATCGGAACCGGAGCGTAAAATGTTGATAAAAACAATTATGTACGCGGTGATTTTCATGTGGATTTTTTATACATTGGAATATTTGAAAACAAATGACGTATTGTTATTGATTGTATTGTTTGTAGTATTGGCGTTATTTATGTTATGTTATGCTATTGTAAATTTTGTACAATTAAATATCGTGAGTGGTTCTATATCGGTTGTTGTTTCATTCGTATCTATGGCTATGGTCAAATATATTCAGGAATCGGCGGTTGATTTTCAACATTTCTTTACAAGGAATACTTTAGTAAATTATTTAATTTTGTTGTTGGGAGTTATTTTTAATTTAATTGCAATCAATGCGTATTATTTATCTAGTTCCATAGCTACAACCATGCAATCCGTACAAATTCCTCAAATACTTCAATTAAATCCGGATTATCATGAAAATTTTGAAACAGGTGATACCATTCAGTACCTAGACAACAGTTATACGATTGATTTAACAAATCCATTATGTCGTATGAAACGAAACATTGATTTATGTAGTAATGCCGGTTGCTGTACATTAGTAACACCTACACCATCGGTAGTTCCAACTACAACTGCTCCAGAGGTTCCTACTGTATCGGATTGTGCGATAAAACTATGGAGAAATCGTGGTGAACAAAACCAAACCATTCCGGAGTGGAATGAAATGAAAAAACAATGTGATGGTGTACCTTCCTATTTATTAACACCAAAACCAACACTGAGTACCTCCACTACGTTCCCAACATCTTTTCCAATTTCAACAAATACACCCAAAAAGATAGCTACCAGTTCACCTTCAGATATGATGAACAAATTATCTAGTATCATCAACAAAATATCTTCCATGATAACACCAATACCAACCGTCAATGGTTAGAGAGACAAAGTCCTTCAACAACAAAATTGATTATTTTTTTTTAATTCGGAACATGTGGTAAAAATGTATATAAAATTAATTTACTATATTTTTTATAACATATAGTAAAGTAGTCATTTTAAAAAATGGAAATATGTACTCAGAATGTCTCCATTTCTGATTCTTTTTCAAATATGACGATTTTTACGTTACAAGACATACAACAATATATGATAATTTACAATCAGTTGAACCAATCCTATATATCTAATGTGGTTAGTCAATGTATTCGTGATTTAGACATTGTTGTTGTAGATATTTCACCATCATTGACCACTCCTACTATGAATGAACATTCACATGTATATAATAATAGAAATCATAATTCTATAGTTGTTAGAAAAAATACCGATTCATTTCGTCGTTCTTCTACAGATACACATAACGACAAAGAACGTGCGCGAAAAATATCAAAAAATGTGATTTCAGAAGAATGGAAAGCATTAAAAACAGTAAAACCTATTAATAAAGAAGGAATTGAAAAAGAAATCAATGAATTGCGAATGGTATTAAATAAAATATCCAACAAGAATTACGACACACAAAGAGATCAAATACTATTATTAATCAAAAAATGTAAAATGCATTATGATGCTATTGATATAGTTGAGGCAACAGAACTAAATAAATCAGAAGAAATTAATTCATGTTTATTATCTCCAACATCCGAATATTTGAACAAAATTGGACATTTTATTTTTGATATTGCAAGTACGAATAAATTTTATGGCGAAGTGTATGCTGATTTATACAAAGTATTAATCAATGAATATAATATTTTTGAAAGAATATTACAAGAATTTGTAAAATCGTTTCAGAATATGATTAAAAAAATACAGTATGTTGATCCGAGTGTGAATTATGATGCGTATTGTGAATATACAAAATTAAATGACAAACGCCGAGCAACGACTTCATTTTTGGTTTATTTGATGAATCGTTCAGTATTGTCTGAAAATATTATTTTGGAATTTATCAAACATTTTCAGTGTTCGTTGAATGAATTTGTAAACCAAGAGGGTTATGAAGATGAGGTCAATGAAATTACTGAAATATTGTATTTACTGATTTCTTTAGGAAAAGATAAATTACAAAAAACATCCATATGGAAGGATGAAATTTTACCAGAAGTCGTGTCGTTTAGTAATAAAAAATCCAAAGAATATAAAAGTCTTTCGTCACGCACTGTTTTTAAATGTAAAGACATATTAAAAATAATAGCCTGATTTTTTATTTGATGACTATAGATAATATTTTGATAATATATAATAAAAATATTATCAAATGAATACCTGGGTTCAGTTTTTCAAACAATACTATTCCGGAGAACGTAAACGCGACCCATCAAAGTGTCGTGATAGTGGAACATTGAAACGTGTTTCAAAAATATACAAATGTATGAAAAAAATGAACAACCGTACCAAAAAAAATACAGACAAATTTCGCGGTTCAAATCCAATGCATAAAAAACGCAAATAAAATAATTATATTTAGCAACCCAATATAATTAGTCGCATGTGAACAACTATTTTTAACCTTTATTCAAGTAGCATATAATTATGTCAACAAAGTCAATTAGAAAACATACTCCAAAACGCCCACAGGGTATTTAATCCAAAAAATTGGTCAGTACCTGAAGGTTATAGTGCTTATGATAAAATAAAAAAAGCAGAGATTAAAATTGGCGATACTATTACAATGGATACTAATAATCAAATGGGTTATAAAAAATATAAAGTTGTTTTAAATGAAAATGGTAAAAAAGGTCTAAAAATAATTGATTCATATGATATGCAGATGCAACGTCTAGAAGAAAATGATGATACTTGGGGAGGGGGAAAAAACCGTAGTAAAAAAAATCAAACTAGACGACGTAAAAATAAAAAATAAACTCATACCATCATCATCATTTTGTTAACATTCGTATTATCTTGTAAAAAAACGTCGGCATATAAACAACACATATTGTCAAATGTTTGTATTGGAGGAAGCGAATAGTTGGACAACGACAATGCAAATTGCAAATGATACAAAACAACAATTTTACCTAATACAATTGTTGTTAATTTTTGACACATTTCAGTTTCTGTATTTGGTGATGATTCAATACCACGCAAATGAATACGAAATTTATATAAGATTGGACGTAGAACCTTGGTATAACCATTATAAATACGTGATGCAATCAAAAATTCTGTACTACTATATACTTCTAATACTTTTCCATACTGTACATTTGGGACAAAAGGTACAGTATTTTCAAGAGTAACAGAAGATAACATTTCAATGTCTTGGTCTACTTGAATAGATTGAACATCTATATTTTCTGACATAGAATCCTCAATACTAACACTACTACTTCTTGATTCTATCATCGGCGAAGGTGTTCTTATTTTATTTTTAGATAACATAAACGACGACATTTTTATGTTCATAATAAATAAGTTATTGTAATATAATAATTTATTTTTATCTACTTTTTGTTATATTCAGTGGATGTATACCCACATTTTTCACAATACCAAATTGCTTGTGAACGGTCGGGATCTATATCAATCCAATCCATAACAATTTTATGACGAATACATACTTTTCTGTTTTTAGCAGTTATATAATTAGTCTCATATTCCTCTGGACTCCTACGTCGTCCTTCTGAATATGCGTGGTTATCCTCCACTCTGCTACGGATACCACATCCAGATGCTTCTGATAATGTAACGGAAACATTTATGGATGATGTCTCAACTTCTGTAACTTTGTTCATGGTATCATGTTCAGGTGGTGTCGCTATTTCTTTCAACAAGTGTTGTTCTTCCATTATAATAAATTTATAAAACCAGTCTTATACTATATATATACTAATACTTCTTTAGATATTTTTTATAATGGCACAACAACTTGCCAATTTTGCAAGTGGAACAGGAGTATTTGATGCATTTTTATATGGTGGTGCAATGATAGATAGTAGTCCTTTGGCAGGTAATGGTGATTTATCATTGAATTTAACGTCTTCGTCCTATATGAAAACAACCACAGCATTTACTACATTTGCAAACACTGGAAGTGGTATTTCTTTTTCAGGTTGGTTTTTTCCATCAGGTGCTCAAACTATAGGTAGTACGATTTTTGATATTTCAGCAGCAACCATGTCTGTTTCACTTTTTTATGGTTCCTCTACCACTGTAACCGGATTATTCAATGGTGTGGATGTCAGTTCAACCTATGTAATTACACCAAATACGTGGCATTTCTTTTGTTATACAGTTCTTTGTACTTCAACAAATCTCGCATTGCAAACTCTTTATCTTGACAATCCTGCTATTAATATTAGTTCTCAATATACGGCACTTTATGCAGCATTTTCACAATCCATCGGAACCAATTACATTGGATATGGAACCGGGAATGCAAATGGAACCGTTTATCAATATTTCAATGGCAAATTAGATGATTTCCGATTTTATAACCGTGTTTTATCACCTCCTGAAATCAATGTATTATACAATTATAATTATGGAACAAATACCATAGCATCTAGTTCGGTAACTGTTGCACCTAATTATAACAAACCGCAAATATCAGTTGTAGAAATTGATGTTTCAGGAACCTTTAGCGGTTTGGATATTAGTCGTAATCCTGCTTTTTCAGGAACCCAAAAGATTTCATTATCTAGTGCGAATTTAACCACAACCAACGGTTCAACTTGGGCATATTATGATACCACGGTCACACCTGATACATCGTACATCTACATAATTACTCCTTACGTTGGTTCAGTCATGGGAACCATGGTTCAATTAAGTGCAATTTATACTACACCCACAACTAACAGTAATTTTAATTCTTTGGTATCAGGTACTCTTCCTACATTGAACACCACATTATTGTCACCAGTTTTGTCAGGATGGACGGTTTCAGTCGGAGGATCCAATACATATAATTTGAATTCTGGTACTGGTGGTAGTGGTGCTCTAGCATTTTATACGGGCACATTACCATCCACCGTTACCTATTACATGTCTATGACGGATCAACCGTCCACGGGTTCTTCCTTGTCCCAATACATCAATATTTATACAAATACTTCCGGGTTTATCTCGTTTTTCGCTTGGGGTGCGGATACTACGTATACGTCTGCTCCTTACAATACGAGTACAAGTTTGTCGGTATCTTTAGGTGGAATAACGTTGTTGAATAATTATACATTTACCTCTGGTTCAGCCATTCCTTATACTTCATTCTCCTTGCCATTTACGGTGAATACTTTAGGTACATATAATCTTGTATTTACTGTATTAAATAATGGCGCTACTGCATCCACATTGTGTTTTAGCAATGTACAAGTACGTTCACAGACGGTTGCTGGTATAGGATACAAGGCGATTGACCCTTCTATGTTGCAACTTTATTATACGTTTGATTCTTCTTTTGGTACGGGTCAATTGTATAATTATGCAAGTGGTGTTGGAGTATTTGATGCATCTTTAGCAGTAAATGCCACGATTGGTTCAACCAATCCGATTGCAAATATTGGTGCAAATTATTTGCAATTAGATGGACTTTCTTATTCAACGATTGGTAATTGGAATTGTCCTGCGTACGCTGTAGGACAAGGGTTCTCCATCACATGTTGGGTATATCCTACGTTGTCGGATGCTGGATTAGCCAAAAATGCCACAATTTGTTCCTTGTCAAACAATTTGTCGGGTGGAAAAGTATCCATCTACATGAACAATATTAACAATGCATTGGATGTTTCCTTTGTCGGTGTTGCCGGAGATTCGGATATTAGTTTAGTAGCATTTCCTTTAGTAATCAATCGTTGGTCATTTATTTCCATCACTTGTCAAGGTATTGCCGGTTCCAAGGGTCAGTATAGTTATTATATCAATGATGTTTCTCTTGTGTATTTACAAGCCAGTTGGCCAAACACAGTAACACCCTATACATTCAATTATTTGGGTGGATTACCATCAAGTACAACCATCACTGGAGCTACAGGACCTCTAGGTAATTTCACGGGTTGTATAGAAGATTTCCGCATATACAATCGCGTATTAACCAATCCAGATATTTTTGCACTATGGTCGTTGGGATTTACAAATTCCAATTATTCCAATCTGATTGATACAAGTGGGTTGAATCTATACTTTCCATTTGATCAGGGTAATACGTTAGTTTAATAAAATCACAGGATAAGTTTGTATTAGACGAGGATGATGCCGTGAACGTAGTGGATGCATCATGTTCTAATAATCAGTTTCATGAAACGCTTTTTTCCTATCCTATATTACAAATTAGCATCTCTTCCTATACATTATATTAATTAATATTTTTTAACATAAATAATATAATGTCCAATATACTTGTAAATTTTGCTTCAGGTGTAGCAAAAAATGAAATATTATTATTAAACAATACAGCGATTGGTACGAAGAATATATATGTTGGATCGGGTGATATTTCATTGAATTCCGTATTATCACAATATGTACAAGTATCTACATCTTTTTCTACTTTTTCTTCCACCGTTGGAAATGGAATATCCTTCTCCGGTTGGTTTTTTCCGAGTGGAACACAATCTGTAGGAAATACTTTGTTTCATATAATTGGAAATACTGCAGCTGTATCACTCTTTTATGATACAAGTTCTATGTTACTTGGTACATTCAATGGAACATCTATATCATCGTCTTATGTTATTAAACCAGACACATGGCATTTTTTCTGTTATACCGTCTATTGTACCGTCGGTGGAAATGCACTACAAACCTTGTACATAGATCCTTCGTATAATGCGACTATCAGCAACAATTCGGGAACATATGTTTCATTTATATCTACCAATCAAAATTATGTTGGAAACGGTATTGGAAATATCAACGATATTTCCTTGTCATCATTCAACGGAAAAATAGATGATTTCCGATTTTATAATCGTGTATTAGCTTCTCCTGAAATCAATGTATTATATAAATATAATTACAAAATTGGTTCCATAGATTCTTCGCAGGTTTCTGTATCATTAATACCATCTTCTGTGACATATAGTAATGCAAATATTATTACTTTTGGTGGTGTTTTTAGTGGATTAAATATTGTGAGAAATCCAGCATTTTCATCGTTTGATACTTGTGGAAATACGATGGTATTAACGTGCAAAGATTTAACATCCTACGATGGTGTTTCTTGGTCATTCATAGATAGTAGTGTCAATCAAAATACAAATTATACATATTCAATTACACCCTATGTGATTCAAACCTATGGAAATTCAATTGTATCATCCAAGAGTACATCTTATGCATTACAAAACGGGTTTTTTACATCAGCAAGTTCATTACCCACATTAAATAATGCAACATTGTCTCCCACATTAAATTCATGGACAATATATTCAAACAACAGTATATCCACTTATTATTTATGTTCAGGAACCGGTACAATAGGATCCAATACATTTTATACGGGTGTTTTACCAAGTTCAATGACCTATTATGTTGCAGTAAGTGATGTATCTAATACTTCTATCACATTTTCACAAAATATCAGTTTATTTCAAAATACTTCTGGATTTCTATCATTTTATGTCTGGGCAGCAGATGCTTCTGCTGGAACATCTTCGTCTACCTTGTCTGTATCTTTTGGAGGAAAAATATTGTTGAATTCAGTTTCATTCACTACTGGGAATGCGATTCCATACAGTTCTTTTGTAATACCTTATACATTCAATACTTCGGGAACATATTCATTGGTATTTTCAGTCAACAATGCCTCGTCTGTTTCATCTACAATTTGTTTTGGAGGAATACAAATGCAATCTCAACTCTATGGCAATTATACATATTCATTGGTAAATACGAATATGTTAAAATTATACTATCCATTTGATAATTATGTAGGATATGGTTTGTTGTCTAATTATGCCACCGGTTCAAGTGTTACGGATGCTTCTTTAGTGGGTTCATTTATACAATCAAATTCTCCTACACCGGTAACAGGAGCCGGATATATATGTACCAACGGTGTCAATTCATACGCACAAATCGGTAGTTGGACGTGTCCAACTAATAATATTAATAATGGGTTTACCATTACTGGTTGGTATTATCCAACCATGACTACCGAACCATCCGGTTCAACATTGTATTCTTTTTCAAACAATTCAGGAGGAACTATATCGCTATATACGAACCCAGGCGGATATTTAGATTTTTCATGCAACGGCGTGAATTCGGCCAACCAATACATTAATTCAACCATGATTTCTAGTAATCAATGGACCATGATCACCATGACATGTTCCGGACGTTCAGATGGTAGTGGAAATTTCAATTATTATATCAATAATGCAATGGTAGGTTCAAACATTGCCAGATGGCCAAATGTAGCAAGTTCATATACAAAAAATTACATCGGTGGAGTTCCTTACCAAGCACCTCCTACAGATCTTTCCGGATATACTCCTCCTATTCTTGGTTATTTTGCAGGGTACATAGATGAATTTCGTGTTTACAATCGCGTATTATCCACACAAGAAATAAATTGTTTATTAAATATAAATATGAACAATAATTCTACGTATGCAAATGTAATTGATATGACAGGAGCAAATTTCTACTATATTTTCCAATAAAAAAACATAATACTATTTTAGAAAGAAACTATGAACATTGTATTTTCATTCGTGCTTGAGATACTTTTATGGACATTGACAATATATTTCACCATATATTGTTTGAAAAATTATATTGACGGAAAAAACATATTGTATTCGTCATTTTTACATCTATTACTTATTTTATTCACAATTTATCTATATTCAGCAGAAAAATTATATTAAATAAAAAAAAGAGTTTTTTATTTAATTTCGTTGATAACCATATTAAATATACATAGCCAACAAACTTTGATTCTGATTTTCTTCGTTGTGAATCAGAATGTCCACATCTTTTTTAGTAACTGTATAAGGAAAGCTGACTTTAATATCCGCATTTTTACCCAAGATAGGAATATTATCCGTTTCCGTTCCACTACTACGCATCAAACGAAACAAATTCAACTTGGTATGAATAATCTCCAAACAACGATTCAAATTACGAACACCTTCCTCTTTTTGTGTAAATCTAGGGGTTGAAATTAGATATTGGAGCACTTCATCTGAGATAATAATATCACCTTCTTTAAAATTCACTTGTTCACGAATTTTCGGTAACATGTATTTTTTAGCAATGACTACCTTTTCAGCACAATCATAACCTTTGGTTTTAATCCGATACATTCTATCTCTTAGAATGGGATTGACTGCATTCTCATCATTATAACTGAAAATGAACAGACATTTACTTAAATCAAAATCTACTTCGGAGAAATACTTGTCGTGAAATTGACTGTTTTGACTCTTGTCAATCAAATGAGTCAAAATACCCGTGATTTCTTGACCACGTGCAGAATCACTTAGTTTGTCCAATTCATCAAAGTAAATGACTGGATTCATACATTTACTGTCAATCAGGATTTGTACAATTTTACCCCATAAACTTCCCTCGTACGTATAGGAATGTCCCTCTAAGAAACTGGCATCACCGGCGCCACCCAATGAAATAAAGGCGAATTCTCTGCCGAGAATCTTACTAATTCCTTCTTTACTTAGACTTGTTTTACCTGTGCCAGGAGGTCCATGTATCGCAATTGCGGAACCCATGGCATCAGGATTGGTAATCCATTGTCCCATCATTTGCAAAATTTGTAATTTAGCATCATCCAATCCGTATACACAGTCGTCCAGGTGTCCTTTGGCATTTTTCATAAATTGATCACATACATCCATTCCGTCATTCATATTGACAGAAAGATTTTTGTACACATTGAATGGTACACGCATGAATGTATCAACCCATGTTTTCATTTTATGATATTCCGAATCACCTTGTTCCATGGATTTCATAATGTTCAGTTTTTGCATCACGGTTGCCTTGTATTTGATAGGCAGTTTTGTTTGTAACAGTGCCAATCGGTACGGTTTGTCAATATGAATGTGTTCATTGATTATTTTCAATTCATTCATAATTGCTTTTTGTTCTTTATGTGACAATTTTTTCTTGAAATAATCAATTTCAGCAGTGGCATTTTTCATTTCAGTTTTGGTAAGTTTGTGATAATCTTTGGCATTTTTTGTACGGGTATTTTTCACCAATTTGCGAATGGAATCACTACATGTTTTCAGTGTACTTAGACACATTTTACTGTTGGGATTTTTCTTCAATTGGTCCGACAAGATACGCCGTATGTCAATCAATTCTTTGTATTCTTCTTCCACTGAAGGCTTTTTTGTTTCTTCCTCTACGTCGGTGGAAGATTTTTTATGTTTTGAATTGTGTTTTGAATTCTTTATATTCTTCGTATGTTTGTCTTTGGTAAACGCAGAGCAATCAATTTCTTGATAATCTTCTTTCATAAATGTTTTTTCATCTTCACTGTTACATTCATCATTGTCGTCTTCCAATGCTTGTTCAATTTCTGCATTTTCCACATCTTCATACGTTTCGTACATGGATTCTTCGCCACCGGCTCCACCTCCTCCACCAAACACAATGTATACATTTTTTTTTTCCTCTTCTTCCTCCTCATCATCCTCATCATCATCCTCTTCTTCTGAATCATCTTCTGAATCGTCTTCCGATTCAGATTCATCCAATACTTCCACCTTTTTGTTTTTTTTAGATTTTGACTTGTTGGATTTTTTCGTTTCCAATTCCAACTGTTGCTTTGCTTTGATTCGTTTGATAAACTTTTTGACTTGCTCATCATCCGTGTTTTCATCCTCATCGTCTGATTCTTGTACATGTTTCTTTGAGTAAGTGGAACGTGTCTTTAATTTATTTTTTTGTATTTGATAGGAAGATTTGTTTTTTTCCGGAGGATGATACGAAGAATCGTCGCTTTCGGTTTCCCACTCCAATTCATCTTCCTCCTCCTCCTCACCCGAAGAGGATTCACTGTCCGAATCCATCTTCTTTTTTCGTTGGGTTTTCTTTTTGTCTTTTTCATTTTCAGAATGACGAGTATTCTTGTCACTCTTACTCATCTTTTTGAATTCTCTGACGGATGACATGATTGATTTGATTCTGAAAGTTATAACGGATATGTATATTGTGTTTTGTATATTTATGTTTCTAGAATCAATTTTTTTCTTTGATAATAAAAATTGATTTCAAAACAAAAGAAAAGGATATAATAATATCATATACCTATATACTATTGACACATCGGTTGTCGCACATATTTTCACAGTTTCACGAATAATATGTCAAAAAGTCAACGTTCAAAAATGTTGAAGGAAAAGACGCCATCGCGGATTATTGGAATTCAATTTAGTATGTTGTCTCCGGACGAAATTCGTAAGAATTCCGTGGTTGAAATTACTTCCCGTGATACCTATATCAACAACAAACCATGTATTGGTGGGTTGTTTGATCCAAGAATGGGAGTATTGGAACCCGGAACCATCTGTCCTACCGACGGTATGATCTACATTGATACACCTGGATATTTTGGTCACATTGAATTGGCTAGACCCGTATTCTTTATCCAACATTTAAAAGAAATCATGAAGATTTGCAATTGTGTTTGTTTTAAATGCAGCAAATTACTCATTAATAAAAATCAACATAATCATATACTCACACGTGATGGTGAAACACGTTGGGATTATGTGTCTGCATTGGCAAAAAAAATAAAACGATGTGGGCAAGAAACCGACGATGGTTGTGGTTACAAACAACCGGACAAAATCAAACAGGAAGGAATGTCCAATATCATTGCTACCTGGGAAAAAATGGGGGAATTGAAATTGACACCGGAAATTATTTTGAAAATATTCAAACGCATTTCCGACGATGATATTTTCTTCATGGGATTCAATCCACTTTGGTCACGTCCCGAATGGATGATTTGTCAAGTGTTACCTGTTCCTCCACCCGCAGTTCGTCCATCGGTCAAACACGACGCACAACAACGTTCGGAAGATGATTTAACCCATATTTATAGCAACATTATCAAATACAACAACAATTTGAAAGAACGATTGAATTCCCAAGATACCAATTCCTATGCGATTGAAGTATTGACAACCATCTTGCAACATTCCATTGCCATGATTGTGAATAACAAAATCAAAGGGGTGGATCCAATGGCGCAACGTTCGGGTCGTCCTTATCAATGTATCATGGGTCGTATCAATAGTAAAAATGGACGTATTCGTGGTAATTTGATGGGGAAACGTGTGGATTTTAGTGCACGTTCCGTCATTACTGGTGACCCCAATTTGTCCATTCGGCAATTGGGAGTTCCTATGAAAATCGCCAAAAATTTGACCAAACCCATGGTGGTCAATGACATGAATCGTGACTATTTGATGAAACTGGTTCAGAATGGTCCCGACGAATATCCCGGTGCGAAAATTTTGGAAAGAAAGAATGGTGAAAACATCTCCCTGCGTTATGTAGACCGTGCTTCGGTACAATTGGAAAATGGTGACATTGTTCATCGTCACATGATGGACGGAGATATCGTGTTATTTAATCGGCAACCTTCTTTACACCGAGCTTCCATGATGGCTCACATAGTGAAAATTATGAAGGTTGGTGATTCATTTCGCATGAACGTTGGGGTAACAAAACCGTACAATCAAAATTAGGTTGTCAACAGGAGGCGTTAAAAGCGTGCCACCTCCTAGTGAATAAATCATTCTATTGGTTTATTTGCAACACGACCAAATTGCGGGAACGTCCTGAGAGCCTTTACTACCACCCTATTGTTGGAAACAACGGATAGGGGATCTCGGTTAATAGCCGAACCCGATGGTAAAAATGTAAAGGATTGGGCAATCCGCAGCCAAGCTTCTAAGTCCGTTATGATAAGGATATGAAGAAGGTTCAACGACTTGATGATCGTGGTTCTCAAATGAAGGTCTAATCAACCCGATGAGGAATAAGGTAAAGTCTGGTCCTGATACGAAAGGTCAGGTGAATTCTATTTCACTGGGTGAGTGAAGTATAATTCTGTAAAACACAACGGCTGATTTTGACGGGGACGAGATAAATATTTGTCTCTAACATGTGGCTGCTTATTAAGTTGTAGACAATACTTAGTAAGGAAAACAGTGGAATGTCTGCTTGTTTAATATTTTGGACAGAATGTTAGACAAATATAACCATATAGTCAATGTATTAAATCACATAAAAATAGCTCATATAACATATTAATATATGTTAGAAATTTACAACAAAGACGAGTTTCATAAAGTTGTTGGTGAAATATACAAAATAACAAATACAGTAAACAATAAATGTTATATCGGTCAAACACGAAGTCATCGCTTAAATCATGATAAGTATAGACCATTTGGATATTTGGGAAGATTTAATCATCATATTAGTAGTGCACGTTCAAATACTACAAATCATTGCAGTTATTTGAATTCAGCCATACGCAAATATGGTCCTACTAATTTTATATGTGAACTTATTCAAACATGTAATGTGGATGAACTAGATACATATGAATGTATTAACATTATTAATCATTCTTCCAAATATCCAAATGGATATAATTTAACGAACGGAGGACAAAAAATTGGTCACATAAATGGTACAAAAATTGTATTTCATGATCCCAATACTGTCCAATACGAACGTGAAAAAGTGTCATTGAAACGAAGTGATTATACAAAACAATTGATTTCTGAGCGTATTAAATTTGCAAAAAAAGATATCACACACCGTGAAATGCAAATGAAACATACACAAAATCAACATAAAGAACAAAAGTTTGACCGATATAAACATGTTACTGTAGACGTAAATAATCTTGAACAATACATGTATGTAATTCGTAACAACAAAGAAAATTACGAATTCATACGTGTAAAAATTCAAGGAATTAAAACCAACTTCGTAGGTAAGTATGAAACAATATTTGAAACTAAAAAACGAGCTATACAATTTATAAATGATTTAATACAATGGCAACACAACCAAATTGCGGGAAACTCCTTAGAGACTTCACAGACCACCTCATTGTTGGAAACAACCGATGAGGGAACTCGGGTAATGACCGATCCCAATGGTAAAACCGGTGAAGTATTGGACAATCCGCAGCCAAGCCCCTAATCTCGTTATGATAGAGAATGGGGAAGGTTCAACGACTTGATGATTGTGGGTCTCATATGATGGTCTAATCAACCTGATGAGGCATAAGGTAAAGTCTAGTCCTGAATGAAAGTTCAGGTTGGTACCCGCATTTATTTCCACACGATTAATGCAGCCAAAATGGAATATGCATGTCCCCCAGAGTGTAATAACAGAAACAGAGCTGCGTCATTTGGCAGCAATCCCATATCAAATTATTAACCCCGGCTCTAACAAACCCATTATTGGAATCTTTCAAGACTCTCTCTTAGGTTCTTTTCGTTTCACCCGAAAAGACATTACCTTTACTCCTTTGGAAGCCATGGGTTTACTCATGACCTTTCCCAATGTTAATGTAGATGAATTACGTAAATTAGGCAGCGAAATCACCAGTTTTGACATTATCTCCCAAATTATGCCTCCTCTAACTCTTAAATACAAAACATCACTATTTGACGACAACGAAGATGCCAAAACATCCAACAACATGTTAGAAATTCGTGCAGGTAAGTATATTCGTGGACAAATGGAAAATGGCGTATTTGCTGCGGCAACCAAAGGTATTTTACATCGTATTTGTAATGATTATGGTAACATTGCTTGTGCAGATTTCAATGATAATATGCAAAACATTGTTACCGAGTATATGAAAACGAGTTCATTCAGTGTAGGTATTAGTGATTTGATTGCCGACCGTAAAACGTACGAAGAAATTTCAGAATGTATCAAGCAACAAAAAATGGAAGTACAGACGATTATTGACAAAGTACATCTCGGTATTTTTGAAAATACCACCGCCAATACCAACATGGCACAATTTGAATTGATGGTAAGTAATGTTCTGAACAAAGCTACAGATAATGCCGGTAAAATTGGTAAAAAATCACTCAGCAAAGACAATCGGTTTCTAATGATTGTCAATTCCGGTTCCAAAGGTAGTTTGATCAATATTTCTCAGATGATTTCTTGTTTGGGACAACAATCGGTAGACGGTAAACGTATTGCGTACGGATTTGATGACCGTACCTTGCCACATTTCAAAAAATACGATGATTCACCCACTTCGCGTGGATTTGTGGAAAACTCTTATATTACTGGATTGAATGCTCCCGAGTTATTCTTTCATGCGATGGCTGGTAGAACTGGCTTGATAGATACGGCAGTAAAATCCGTTACCAGAGAAACCACCATTCTTATTTTAGAAGATGGACGTCCAAAATATACCGAAATAGGTGCATGGATTGATGCACAGTTGGACGCAACAGAAAACAAAAAACACGTGGAACATTCACCCAATGACCGCAACCTAGAATTATTAAATATTCCATTAGATAAAGTGTATATTCCCACTGGCGATGAAAATGGTAAAATTACCTGGGGAGAAGTGACAGCAGTCACGCGTCATGACCCTGGAGAACGTTTGTACGATGTAACCACCCAAAGTGGACGCAAAGTAACTGTGGCAGAAAGCCAGAGTTTACTCATTTGGGATAAGGAAACCTCTACATTTGTACCAAAACATTCTACGTTGGTTCAGGTCGGGGATGCTGTTCCAGTTACCATGAATTTATGCAAATCACCGATTGTATTGGATCATATACTTCTATCGGATTATTTACCCAAGACAGAATATGTGTACGGAACCGAATTCAACCGAGCAATTCAAATGATGGAATATGCTATGGAACAACGAAAAGAAATACCCAACGTAGGTTCTCAAAAGCCTGCCTACAAACAAATTCCACGAGGTTGGTGGAAAGAACACAACGGCACGAGTTTTGTGCTTCCCTATACCAAAAAATCATCACTACAACGTACCTCTGTCCGTTCACGTCTTGACCATATTCAAGACGGATTTGTATATCCGTATCATTCTCATCGGGAAGTTGCTCCGATAGCAGATACATTTGAATTGACAGAAGAAAATGGTATCTTCCTCGGTTTATTCTTGGCGGATGGACATTCATCAGATGGACATCATATTACGATTACCAAAAACAACGAAAACATTCGTGCATTTGTACGTGCCTGGTTTACCAAACACGGAATTGTGTACCGAGAGCGTGTACGTGTTGTTGACCACGAAGATGCGGTGATAAAAGGAACCACTACCACCATTACAGGAACATGCAGTGTATTCGCTCAATTTCTGGACAAATGGGTTGGACATGGTTCTGCTAATAAATATGTACCTACCGAAGCCTTTGTAGCCAACGATGACTTTGTCAAAGGCATCTTGAACGGATATATTTCAGGAGACGGTTATGTTGATATTCAACATAAGGATATTGCGGTGTCTTCGGTGAGCAAACGATTAATTGAAGGAATATCCATGTTATGTTCTAAAATTGGAATTTTCGGTAAAATATCATACAAAAAAACGAAACCCAACAACGCAACCCAAACACCATTACCCATATACAATTTATCCATCCGTGCAGAATGGGGTAAACTATTTACAGACAACATTACCCTTATTGAACCAAACAAAAATAGACGATTACAATCAATCGTTTGGACACTGTCCCATCGTAATTTCAAATCGCACAATGATGTAGTATTGGATCCGATAGTTACCATTCAAATCACTGGTGTTGAAAAACATCCCAAGTTGTATGACCTAACAATTCCATCCACATTAAATTTTGGCTTGACAAATGGTCTCATTTGTCGTGATACCTCCCAAACCGGATATATCCAACGCAGGTTGGTCAAAGGTTTGGAAGACTTGTATATTTCCTACGACATGACGGTACGAAATAACAAGGGTAAAATCATCCAATTTCAATATGGTGATGACAATTTTGACTCTATCAAAGTGGAAAATCAAATACTTCCTCTTGCTGAAATGTCACTGGAAGATATCTATATGCATTACGATTTGCCAGGTACAAGTGAAGCTGAAAACAATTTGCGCATGTCTATTTTCACCAAGACAACCATTTCACGTATGAACAAACAACGAGTGCAATGCAAAGAAATGTGTCACAAATACATTGAACGTTTTGTTGAAGCACGTGATTTGTTGATTAACAAGGTATTCAACAATCAAAATGAAAAATCGGTACGTATTCCAGTAGCATTCCAATACATCATTGCAAACATTCATGGACAATTGCATCTGGATGAGAATTCAGCGGTGGACATTACCCCACTAGAAACGTTTCAGATGGTAGAAGAATATTATCAACGTATGAATTCCATTCCGTGTGTCAAAACCAATCAGTTGTTTGAAATGATTTATTATTACTATTTGAATCCCCGCGATTTGTTGGTGAAACGGCGATTTCATCAAAAAGGACTGGAATTGTTGTTGGAAACCATTCTTCTCAAATTCAAGGAAGCTTTGGTACATCCGGGAGAAATGGTGGGGGTAGTTGCAGCTCAAAGTATAGGTGAACCAAGTACGCAACTTACACTTAATACATTTCATCATACAGGTGTTTCCAGTAAAACCAATGTGACGCGTGGTGTGCCAAGAATTGAAGAAATTTTGCGTTTGACGAAAAATCCTAAAAATCCATCCATGACTGTATATCTTCATCCACTAGACGAAGCCGACAATGAAAAAGCTAATAACTGTGCAATGAAAATCACCCATACCAAACTCATTGATGTGGTCAAAAACATTCAAATATGTTTTGACCCCATGGTACAAGTGACCCAAATAGAAGATGACCAGTTGTTGATGGAACAATTCTATCAATTTGAACAAATGGTGGAAGAATGTATTGCGGCACCAGAACGTAAAACGGATGAACCAACCAAATCCAAATGGATTATTCGTATGGAAATTGACAAGGAAACATTGGTAGATAAAAACATTTCCATGGATGACATTCATTTTGCGATTGCCAATAGTGATTATGGTAAAGAAATTCAGTGCATCTTTTCGGATTTCAACATGGACAAATTAATCTTTCGTATACGAACCAATGCCAATATGTTTGATAAGAAAACTAGCAAACGTGGTGTACCAAATCCATTGGACCAATCCGACGATATTTATCTCTTGAAAAATTTCCAGGATGCCTTGCTCAATCAAATCGTATTAAGAGGTATTAACAGTATTCAGAATGTATTACCTAGAAAATTACAAAACATCATTGTCAAAGTAGAAGACAAATATATCAAAAAAGACACGTGGGTGTTGGATACAACTGGTTCCAATTTGTTAGATACGTTGGCTCTGGATTATATTGACTCTACACGAACCCATAGTAATGATATCAAAGAAGTATTCAATGTGTTGGGTATTGAAGCAGCTAGACAATGTATTCACAATGAATTGGTGGAAGTGATGGCGTTTGCTGGTGCGAGTATCAACTATCATCATACCAGTTTACTATGTGATCGTATGACTTGTAACAAAGACATGGTTTCTATTTTCCGTTCGGGGTTGTTGAATGACAATGTGGGACCCATTGCCAAGGCGACGTTTGAAGTACATACGGAAGTATTTCTGACTGCCGCCAGACATGCAGAATTTGACCATATGCGAGGTGTATCTGCCAACATTATGTGTGGTCAACAAGGAACGTATGGTACGAATGCATTTCAAATCGTACTGGATATGAAAGCCTACGAAGGTATTCAGAACGCACCCTACGGACGTCGTAATGTGTCACAAGAAATAGAAAAAGGCATGGCCCAGGGTCAAACTGATGAATTTCTTGTACAGATATTGAAATACAGAACAACATTGTCAACGTCAAACGTATGAATGAAAACGTGGCGGTTTGTTATGACGATGGGTATGAAGTCGGATTCTAATACGTAAATACAAAACATATAAACATTTTTTTTGTATATACATCATCATGCCCAACGATTGTTACAATATTATTCAGAATATTTCACACGACAACCCTGAAATTATCAAACGTCTTGTTGATGTATTATCTCAAAAAACTCCCTCTTTCTTTTCCGAGTTTCTACCTTGTCCCCCACATGAAACACTCGTTTCCTACTGGGGAACAAAATGGGATGTATATGATGTTGATATTACAGAAATCAACGAGAATACTCTGAAAATATCGTTTTATACTGCATGGACACCACCTATCAACGCATATTCACAATTAGAAAAAATAGGGTTTACCATTGATGCTATGTTTATGGAATCAGGATTTGATTTTTGTGGATATTGGTTAGGGGGCAAAATGCTTCCAACAACTAACTTAAACGGTGATAAAGTCACTGGAGGACTTTGGTCAGAAGGACAAAGTCCTTCAACAACTAAGTCAGAAGGACAAAGTCCTTCAACAACTAAGTCAGAAGGACAAAAGATTATGTTTGAAAATGTAAAAGATCGTCTAGACGAAATTCCGGAAGATTTTCATTTCTATTTCCAAGATAATAATGAAGATGATGAAGAGGAAGAGATGTAAAGAATTCATGTTATATTGTGGTTATATCATGAATTTATGTTGGTTATGTATTTTTTATCTACCGTGTTGGTTAATCCATGGATTGATGCCACCGATGAAAACCCCGATAAATGTATTCATAAACAACCCATTTATCACATATTCCTCTGGACTCCACGCTATTGCGAAGCAGCAGCGTCGTCCTTCTGAATATGCGTGGTTATCCTCCTCTCTGCTACGGATACCACATCAATACATGAAAAATGACAATGAAATGGAGACACCTATTTTGCACGACATGATTCCCAAACAAAATCAACCGAATAAAATTCAAGAATGGTTACGTTTGTCACGATTGCCTAAGAATATTGTATCCAGTTCGTTACTCACCTTCATGGGTGCCTATATTTCTCATCCAGATACATGGATGATATGGATAACTTCGCCACCATTTTGGGCAGCCTACGGTATGGTTCAGTGTATAACCGCATCCAGTATGATTATCAATGATATTTATGATTTGGAATTAGATAAACATCAACATCCCGACCGTCCCCTGATTCTTGGTACCATAACCATGAATGAAGCCTATGTTTCAGTATGGACTCTGTTCTCATTCTCTTTTGTTCTAGGTTTACAATATTTACCACCGATTATGGATCCACTATGGATGGCAAATATAGGATTGATTGTATTGTATACACCTTTTTTCAAAAAAATCACCTTGGTAAAGAATATGGTTTGTGCAACCATAGTTGCATCCACCATACCATTTATGGCAATTGCGACAATCAATCCTATAGATTTAATTTCGCTTTATGAACAACATTGGACTTCTATGTGGATTACTACGCAAATCACATTCATGGCGTCTATGTACATAGAAATGTTGTTAGACATTTTGGATGAAAACGGAGACCGTGAATCGCATATACAAACCATCCCGGTTCGTTATGGACCGATTTTTACTATGCAATTATTACGTATTTTTTTGTTATTATCCTATATTTCAATATTTATGCAAACCGCAATGGTAAACAATTATACAGATTTTTTCTATGCAAATTCATCTTATTTTTTGTTTTATTACGGATGGAACATGGTCAACAAAGATATCAATCGTGAAAATGTAATCAAAGCTATACAAATGACTACCTTTGCTTTGATTCTTTTTTTAGTACTGAATATTTTATGATTTCTTACGTGTCACACGAACCACTTTTTTAGACTGTAAAAACCGTTCCAAAGATTGGGTATTGGAAGATTGAGTTTTCAGTCCATTGCGAAAAATAGGTTCCATTTCTCCCAGTTCATCTATTTTAAAAGAGGAATCAATCAAAGAATAGGAAGGATATTTGTCTTTTTCTATAGTCAATGGTGAACGTATGAACCACAATGAACCATACAAAAGAACGGGGTCATCGGTTTGTGTTTCATAATCATAATGTGTATTTAAAAATAACCACAAATCGGTAGGTTGTGTACCGACAGAAGTCATTTTAATTTTACTGGCAGTAAACAATACTATCGGAATATCCCATACTTTGGATAAAATCCACCAATCCAAATCTGTTAAAAAATAATCTTCCGTACGAATGACAGTAGACAAATCATTGGATACGGACAACAATAGATTCTTATTTTGGTCTTTCAAAGTACGAATTATTTTATCACCATGAATGGCCATGTAAGGTTCGTATCCTTTCCATAGGTCATTCTTGATTTCTATGATGGTTTTGGGTGGAAAATTAGCTAATCGTAATAAATTGATTGCCACTGCAAAAGTACACGCGGGTGAATTTCCCATAAAGAAAAATTCACGTGTATTTTTAGGAAAAGAACGTTTCCAAATACTCCGATTGTTTCCTTCCACCAGTGATTCTTTTTCGCCTTTTTTTACAATACATTCCGTCATTACGAAAGATGAATATATATCTTTGGGAAGTTTACGTATCATTGTTTGTTGTTCTTCCAAAGAAACCGTGGGATGAAACGATTCTTCCAAATGTTTGGCTGGTTCAGCAGTATCATAATTGGTTTGATGTACAAATTCCGATACATTGAATGGTATCATATCTTGAAAATATTCATCATTCAAGAAGGATTCTAATATCAATATTTCGTTAGGTGACAATACATAATCTGTCATTCCTGTAGCAATATTCAAAAACGTTTTGGGTTGAAATAAAAATTGTTGAATACGCCGAAAGCGTAACAATTCATCCGCCAATCTCAAAAAATAAATATTCTTAGTACTGCAATCCATTCCTTCTGTTTTACATGTTTCTGAATCATATAGTAAATGTGTCATAGGTAAATGTAACATGGTTCCACGACAATATTTTTGTTCTCCACGGTCATTGGTGGGTTTATCTGGTCCTCCCATACATTCAAATATAGTTGAATTTGCCATAGATACCAAATCCGCTTCCGAGTATTCCAAATATCCGATATGTTCACGAGAAATATTTTCCAAGGCAGTAGATATTTCGGAGATTGCATCTGAAAATGTTTCGGGGGTTTTCTCATATACTTGAATAATATGTAATATCTGTTTTTTAACACTACGATTTTCAAAATTATTCAACAATTGTCGTAAAATTGCCCGAAATACTTGATAAAATTGCGTTTCCAACGACACACGTACCATAAATTGTTCTCTTTTGGAGTCACCGTGAACAGTCATCGCCAATGTTTTATCCGCGGAAATATCATCGGAATGTTTTAATATGGGTAAATCATCATCTATAGGTGGTTCATGAGGAAATACGGGAACCACTTGCATGGTTTTGGTATAAATTCCAGTTACAACCTTTTTCAGTGGGTCCACAATTTTATACATAGGTTCACATAACATTTGTTGTTTTGATTCGGAAACGACATCACGTAATCTGTACAATGTTTGTGAATATGTTTTCCATAGATCAGTATCGGAAGATACTGCTTGGGTAAATTGTGTTTTAACACGTTGAATTGCACGTTCTTTGAATGATTGTTTTATTTTAGGCATTTTATGATTAGTTTCGGACATGTATATTACAGGATAAGAGGATTCCATCAATGCTGCGGAAGGAATACAGGGAACAATCACACCATTTTCCAATTGTAAATTGCGTTTATGTACATAAAATCCGGTTACTTTGCCTTCCAAATTCCATATTTGAACACGAATTACGTAGTTGTATTCTTCCAATATGCGTTCTGTTTCTCTCGCTGACCAATTCTTGGGAACATCTTTTGTGGATATTTCATCCGACACTGGTACACAGTATTGATGAGTAGTAGTGTCTACCATTTCTAAAACACGTCGTAAAGAAGATGTAGAAGATTCCAACATAAATCCTGTTCGTTTTTCTATGGTAATGTCTTTGTCAATGAATTGATAAATTGGTTCATAGAATAATCCGCGTTTCAATATAAAAAAAGATTCTTTTTTTGCATCAAACATAGAGTTCAAACTGGGTGGACATAATAATTCCACAGCGAGTTCATCATCACTCAATTCCAAAATTATTAAATTGCATCCACCCGGTATCAAAGATGAAACAGAATCCGAAAGAATATCCCATAGATACGTATGGTCAATGTTGGTTTGTGTATTTTGAATGTATGTTAAAAAATGTTCAAATGTTCGTACTGATTGTTCAAAGAAAGAACGTTGTATTGGATCTTCTTGGTCAATGGTTTTATAAAAACGTGTTGAAGAATATTTTTCTAAATTAATTTCGGAAGATTGATTTTTCTGACCAAATTTATCAGGTGACTTTGTCACCTTTGAAATTAGTTGTTGAGGGACTTTGTCCCTCTGACCAAATACAGATAAAAATGCGCCATTTTGGTAAGTAATAAAACTATCCAAATTCATATGTTCAGTAAATATTGTACGAAATGAAGATACATTTATAGGCGTTTCAGTAGGACGTTTGGCATTGTATATTTCTGTAAATAATCCCAAAAAAGATTGTCGTTTAGGTTGTTCAATTCCATAAAGTAAAAAACATGGTTGATTCGGCAATACACGTGTTGCATTTAAATTAGACGTCAACAATTTGGAATAATCTACTTGAAGAAAATATTGGACAGCTTTAGGTAACATAGACCATCGGTTTTGTGTAATAGGTGGACGTGAAGAATATTTCAAAATGACTCGTTCTTCTTTGATATTTTTAGAAATTGCAATACTGGATGGTTCTTGTTTTTGTTCTTCTATATTTTCTTCCTCTTCATCCTCTTCATCGGGGGCGGTACCTTGACATTGTTTTGTTCGCAACACATGCATTTTTTTTTTAGAAGTATCCCCTTCAAAACAACAGGGTGTACACAATTCAGTAGGGTGTTTTTTAGGGTCTTCAAATCCAGGATAAGCATATTTGTCGGAAATTTGCACATCATCTTTGCATATTCCTTGTTGATATTCATCTTCGGTAAGAATACGTTGTTGAGATGCACACCAATATTTTGGACAAGCGTACCAAAATTTTTTGGAAGGTGTAGAAGCATATTGTACCGTTTTCAAACTGGGGTCTTTTGTCTTGGCTTCTTCCAATTCTTCTTGATTTAACGAAATAGGTTGACGTTTTTTTTGACATGACCTCCCATACGAATCTTTACCTTCCAATTGAAAAAGTTCCATATCACGTTCATTCAAACGGTCCAAACGTGTTTTGATACGTTTTTTACCTACACCACCAAATAAAAATCCTTCCTCCTCTTCTTCCTCTTCTTCGTCTCCCTCTTCCTCTTCAGCCTCTTCTTCCTCGGCTTCTTCCTCTTCAGCCTCTTCTTCCTCGGCTTCTTCCTCTTCAGCCTCTTCTTCTGGTTGTAAAGATTCCAATTCGGCGGTTTCATCTACATCCATAGCGGGTGCATCAAATACAATCTTTTCACAAAATTCAGTTTTAGGAATAGATTCAAGATTCGTTACCAACCCCAACATAGATAGCATGTATTTTTCCAACATTTGAATGTATTGAATGGTAGGTAAATCCATAGATTCCTGGAACATAGATGCTTTCGCAGTTCGTTTATGAACACGCCCTTTTCTTCCAACAATATATTCGTCCGAGCCCTCTGAAGATTTATTGGTAATTTCAGAGGTCATTCGTCCACAATCGCGGCAATATTTGTAAATATCAATGACAATTTGTTGATTTTCGTAATGTATTTCTATGGGGAAAGAATATTCGCGAGTGGAATTTCGTCGTAATATGCGAATTTCTTGGTCCACTTCGTATTTGTCTATTCTATGTTTGGCTTGTTCTTTAGACAAAGAATAATTAAGTATCAAACTTTGTATGATATTGATTTCGGGTTTTCCTTGTCGTTGAAATTCTTTGATTAATTGTCCCTGACCTTCGTAATCACTATACACTCGTTTGTATTTAAGAACAATGTTTCCATTCATATCAGTCTCTTCATTTACATCTTCGTATACATCAAATATGTTTCTAAAACAGGGTAATTCTTTCATGATAGAAAAAAATTGTGAATAACGCATAGTCCATCGCGCATGATAATGTTTTAATCCAATCGTTGTAGATTCAATGGTTTCAAACAAAGGCAATGAATAACCACTTTTTTGTAAAAAAGCATTCATATGTTCCAACAGTGGATTGATTTTAACGCGTAATATTTGATCTAATTTCTCCGTGGTTTCTTCTATGGAATTTTCACAATAAATATGTACATTTCCGTGATTATCTAACATAACAAACATTTCCAAATCTTCCACATCTTCTTCACCATCCTCATTACGTTTAGGTAAATAGTAAATGATACTTTGTCGTTTGGTAAATTTACAAAATATGAATATTTGACGTTTAGACAATACCGGTATTCGTTTACCATTTTTTGAAGTTCGTTTTGAAAACAAACGTAAAATATTTTCTTTGTTTTTTCCAGGATTGTACATAATAGCTGGAACAAATGGAACCGAAGATATATTTTTGAACAAAATATCCAAAGGAATTCTAGTTTTATTCATCATAACAAATGTAAATTCCTTTACTTGACGGTCTATTCTAGGTAATTCATTAGAAACAATTTCCATTTTGTCATCCACAAGTTCCATATAAGCACGCGTTTGATCCATGTTTGACATGTGTTCAATCATTTTTTTTGTATTTATTTCTGAACCCTGAGTATTTTTAGGAAAATAGTACGGAATTACATCAGCCGGAATGTCTTTAGACAAACATACATAGATTTCATTTTGAAACATGGGCATATAACGTAATACCAAATGATGTTCTTGTGGATAGATAATTTGATAAGGTTTCCATCCTTGTTCTTTCCATTCTTTCAATACTTCGGGTGTACAGTACACTGGATTCACGGGAAATGTATAATCAGTAGAGTTACCAAATACTTTTCCATATTGAAATCCCATAGGAACATATTGTAAAATTCCTTCCATCGTATTTTTTTTATCCACAATGATTTGTTGAACTGCTTCTAAAAACAAATTCATGTCTGCATCGGGTGATAATTGAAAGGGTAATGAAAAATTCTTTAAAAATGTTTGCATTTTGGTAAATGTCAATTCGGTAGTGGTATGTTTGGTAATTTCTTGGTACAATGTTTCCACATCTAATTCGGATTTTGACACATGACGACGTGTAAATAAATACATGGATTCTATGATAGGATAATTGTCAGGAACATCACCATATTCTTTTTTACGTACATCACCCATCGCCTTGGCAATTTTCAGTTTCAAGGTATGAATGGAATCATCTGGATATATTTGTTGTGATGCACGGAAACTAGATTCTTTCGGTTCAGTTTGACTAAATGAATATGTTTCTGAAATACGCATGGTTCCGTTAGATACATCCAATACATGTACCAAAATGTTTTTTGTCATATCAAATTCTGGAAGAATTTCCATTTGAGGGTTGGATATTTCCAATCTCTCACCAATATTTTCCGGAGCATTTTCTTCTTCTTCTTGGTATTCCTCAGGTACTGGTTCTTCGGGAAATGTATTTTGTTGAATATCAGATGCCTCCACTACGTTCTCGGTATCATCACCCAATTCTACCGTTCTACGAACGTCCGCCTTGGGGTCTTCTAGTATAACTCGTCCTGAAAAAGATGGAGGACGAGTTCCTGGTTCAATTTCGTCGTCTCTTTCCTGCATGGAATATGAATATAATATACTATATTATACTACTAGGAATACTACCCAACATGAAAAAGGCTCTTTTGATTGGTATTAATTATATCAATAATTCACAAGTATCACTCCGTGGATGCATTGACGATGTTGTAAATATGGAAAACATATTAATAAACCAGTATGGTTATAGTTCTGACAATGTCGTAACATTACGTGATGATAACGCGGACATCTCATTACAACCTACCCGTGAAAATATTTTATTACAACTTCAACATTTGGCAACTGTTTCTGAAAATTGTGACGAAATATGGATTCATTACAGTGGTCACGGTTCTTTGATAAATGAAACAAATCGTAGTATGTTGGTTCCTATAGATTATGAAACCAACGGTTTCATTCAAGATATGGAATTATTTGCCATTGTTCAGCAAATACTTTGTAAAACTATCATTGTCGCAGATAGTTGTAATAGTGGTTCCATATGTGATTTAGAATGGAGTTATGAATATTTGTACGGATTGAATTTTATGCGAACACAATTGAATCATCAATTTATACTCAATCCCAATATTTTTGTATTAAGTGGTTGTAAAACATTACAAAATAGTGCAGAAATATTTGATATTGAATCTAATCAATATGAAGGTGCCTTTACGGATGCCTTGTTACATGTTATGAAGTCAAACTCCTATACCATCTCTTTGGGAAAACTGATGCAATGTGTATGTGCATGGTTGGTAAGTCAAGGTATTACTTCTCAAAAACCCATGTTGTCTTCTTCTTCTGCTAGTCCGATATTGATGTTAACACCTCCTTCTATGGAAACCAGTTC